GATCATTATGATTGGCATAAAAGCAACCCAACTTTTGACGGGAACTACCCGCCGGAGCTGATTACTTCGCTCGAAACTATGGGCGCACAGATCCTTGCCGATATGAAAAAGCGAGCAGCTGGAAAGGATTACGAAAGAGATGTCTCTTACTTTACGCTGGAGTCGGCACTATGCACTTACAAGTCATGGCACCGACCAAACCGCCGATATCCCAATGTCTATAACGATATGTTATTCAATCGGATTAGAAAGAACGAAGCAGCTTGGCCCGAAGAAGATCTCTCGGTATTTTGGGAAGCGCGAAAGCATTACTTACCGGACTATCTCCGACTCGAAGATAACCCAAAAGATCTCGGACTCCACCCAAGAAAGCAAAATCACTATCTCACTACCGGTCAAGTAATTATGATGAACCGGGATTATCCCTACTACAAGAATGAATATAACGATGAGTACGATCTTTCCTGAGCAGACCATAGACCGCTCGGTAATGCGGTGGGAAGATTACACATACACTCTTACGCCATTTGAGCAACATCAAGGCTTATGGTGGAAGCGAGAAGATCACTTCGCCCCGCTCGGATACGGCGGACCTAACGGGAGCAAGCTGCGCCAATTATTATTTTTAACGGGGCAATATGTGGCAAAAGGTGGCAACGCTGGACTGATTACCGGCGCAAGTGTTTTATCTCCGCAGCTCTCGATGAGCGCGTTGGTATCGAAGCATTATGGACTTACGCCTACGCTTATACTTGGAGCGACTAAACCGGAAACGGCGATCAAGCACGAAAATGTTTATATTGCCGCCGCAGCTGGAGCAGAGTTTATTTACACGCCCGTAGGCTATAACCCGGCTCTTCAACGCGCAGTAAAACAATACTCAGAGTCCGAGCGCTATAAAGATCATTACCGCTTGTGCTATGGAATTACAACGCCGGAAGACGCTACTGATGACGATATAAGAGCGTTCCACGAAGTAGGCGCGTATCAAGTCAAGAACCTGCCGCCGCACATTACCACGCTTGGTATGACGGCAGGTTCGTGTAATTCTTGCGTATCGGTGCTATACGGCATAGCCAAGTATCGCCCCGCAGACTTAGAGCGGATTATCTTGTTCGGTATCGGTCCAACCCGGCTTAACTTTATAGAAGAAAGATTACGCAGGATCGAGAACGCCACAGGCATAGCCATACTGGATCTATTTCGGCGTAAATATCATCATCACCGAGATCTCGAAGCAGAACATCAGACCGGTGGAGAGATCCTTATTGAGCATTACGATCTTCACCATACTAAGTTCTCCGGCTATCAGGACAAAATGCCCTTCGAGCTGAGAGACAAGTCAATATCGTTTCACCCAACTTACGAAGGAAAGGCGCTTACATATATGGATCGCAATAGGGGAATGTTTGATTGGTATCACGAACCTGACGGGAAAGCAGCGTTTTGGATAGTAGGGAGCCAACCCAACCGCGAGATAGTCGAGCGAGCGCTATGAAAACTATCTACCTAATAGGCGCACCGGGATCCGGCAAAACTACTCTTACCGAAGCCCTAACTCGGAACTGGATCGAAGTAGCCAAGCACGATGATCCGGTGAAATGGAGAGAACATCAGACTCCTTACGGAACGGCGATCTCACTTGGCTGGCTACGCCCTACCTTTGGGGGAACCGACACATTGGGAAATGCTGCAATACTGGAGATCGAGCCTTGGTATCCGACAATAAATCATGACATTGTGTATGGAGAAGGTGACCGATTAGCCAATAGGCGCTTCTTTGATCTAGCAATCATGTATGGAGAGTTTTACTTGTTCTACCTAGATACTCACCCGGAGAGAGCTGCGCAACGGCGTAAGGCAAGAGCTGCGATTACCGGTAAAGAGCAGAACCCGTCATGGGTCAAAGGTAGAGAGACCAAGCACCGTAATCTAGCGCAAGAATATAACGCAACATTTATCCCTGATGCCTTGACTCCGGAAGAAGGCGCAAGCATAATTCGCGAAGTCGTATTTCCTACATTACAGTAAATACATGGCAGGAAAAAAACCGCGTAAAGTGCCGGATCCGGAGATTATTGACCGGGAACTCGCAGTAGTCGAGTTACGGAGAACAGGGGAAACTTGGGATCGAATAGCGAAGGTAGTTGGCTACGCGAACGCAGCAGGGGCATACAAGGCTTACAAGCGCGCCTTATTGCGGACCCTTCAACAACCTACCGAAGAAATGCGGGATCTCGAATTAGACCGGCTGGACCGGCTACAAAGGGCATACTGGAAGCGAGCCATAGAAGGGGAGACGCGAGCTGCGGATTTTATCCTGCGCGTAATAGATCGCCGCGCCAAGATCTTGGGCTTAGACGCTCCACAGAAGATACAAGCGGAAGTGGTGAATTATGACGGAAGCAGCAACATTGACTCCGATATCGAACGAATTATCCGATTACTCGACCAAGTGGATCAGAGCCGCCCGCTACAAGTGGAGAGCGGAATTAGCGAGAGCGGAACAACTACCACCGGAGAGTGATTGGCATATTTGGCTTTACATGGCTGGTCGCGGTGCTGGTAAGACTAGAACGGCGGCTGAGTGGCTGGCATGGGAAGCGATCCAACAACCGGGAACGCGTTGGGCAATAGTCGCGCCTACCTTTTCTGACGCAAGAGATACCTGCGCCGAAGGTGAGTCAGGCGTAATCTCGATCTTGCGTAGATACAAAATGCTTAGCAGCTGGAACCGATCTATTGGAGAGATCTTGCTGCGTAATGGATCTCGGATAAAGTTATTCTCAGCCGATCAGCCGGATCGCTTTCGTGGTCCGCAACATCATGGAGCGTGGTGTGATGAGTTGGCGGCGTATAGATACTCAGACGCTTGGGATCAATTACAGTTCGGATTACGCTTAGGCGATAAGCCACGCATTATCGTTACTACTACCCCGCGCCCTACCCCGTTAATCCGAGCGCTCGCCAACCGCGATGACGGCTCAGTAGTAATCACTCGCGGATCTACTTTTGATAACGCTGCTAACTTAGCGCCTAGTGCGTTGCTGGAGTTACAGGCACGATACAACAATACCCGGCTAGGTCGGCAGGAACTATACGGAGAGATCCTTGAAGATGTAGAAGGCGCATTATGGACTAAGGGCTTGATAGATCGAAATAGACTAAATAAAGCACCAAGTTTGGCACGAATTGTTGTATCTATAGATCCGGCAGTAACAAATACCAAAGACTCTGACGAAACCGGAATAGTGGTGTGCGGATCTGACGCAGCTGGACATGGCTACCTGCTAGGAGATTACTCATTTCGGGGATCGCCGCTTGATTGGGCTTCTAAGGCAGTATCGGTCTTCGATGAGTTCAAGGCTGACTCGATCCTAGTAGAAGTAAATCAAGGTGGAGATATGGTTACTAGCGTTCTCCAACAGATCCGACTTGGCTTACCGATCCGGGAAGTGCGAGCGCATGTGGGTAAGAGACTCCGAGCTGAGCCGATAGCGGCTATGTATGAGCAAGGGCGTATTCACCACATTGGAGAGTTCCCGCAGCTGGAAGATCAGATGACACTCTGGACTCCGGAAGAAGTTAATTCACCGGATCGCCTTGACGCTATGGTGCAGGGTTTTGCGGATCTTCTTGGTACTATTAATGTTGCGAATTACTTTGGAGCGCTCGCTAATTTCTGCCGTAAGTGTGGATTACCAATGCCTAAGTCAATGAGCCATTGTAGTAAATGCGGAACGGCTATGATAGCGCCGGATAGTAAGGGAGTATAATGGCAGTCGCGTATAACACCACCATAGATCAAGGCGCGGATTGGTATTTAACAGTAACCTATGAAAATCCAAACGGCACTCCGATCAATATTACTAACTACACTTCTGCCTTACAGATCCGTTCGCTACCTTCTGATCCGACAACAGTATTATCGCTTTCTACGGGAAGTGGGATTACCATTACCGGAGCAACAGGAACAGTTGAAGTCCATGCCACCGCAGCGCAAACGCGAGACATAGACGAAGGCACTTACTACTATGATTTAGAAATTACCGCGCCTACCGGCGTAGTAACCCGTCTAGTGCAAGGGCAGGTTGTTGTGAGTCCGGAAGTAACACGATGAGCGAAGATGTAATAGTAGTTCAACCGGTAATCAATCAGATTACTGTCGCAGCTCCGGGTCCGCAAGGTCCGGCTGGAGCCTTTACTCCAAGCGATATCGCATACACCCACACGCAATCAGTATCAAGTGCGACATGGACTATAAATCATAATCTAGGCTTTAATCCGGTAGCAGTTGTATTAGACTCTGCCGGAACTCAATGCGAAGGCGCTATTTCTTACCCAAGCGTTAATCAAATGGTGATAACCTTTACGGGTGCTTTCACCGGCGTAGCATACATAGTTTAGGAGAACACACATGGCGCGTAAGTTTTTAGTTTCAATAGATCTCACCAAGAATGAGTTACAGAACGCGGTTATTCAAAACCTTGCTTCCGCACCTGCATCTCC